CGCCGCCGCCACAGGTGGGCGGCAAGCATCACGGCACCGGTATGAATCCGGTCGGACCAGGCATTTGGGTTACCGTGCCAATCCGTCACAGTGGCGTTAACCGCCGCGGTGATTCCCTCAAGCGCTTGCTGTTCGGAGGCGTCACCTACCGCCTCGACGCCTAGCCAAGCCAGCACCTCAGAACTTTCTACTTTAGGCATTATTGAAATGTACCTTGACCAGGCCTTCGCCACGGTTGAGCATGTGAGCGGTGTAGCCAAACAGCCCTACATCTCGGCCACCATGGGCGATATGTTCGGCCTCGGCACGCAGTGGGGAACCGGGGAGCTCGAAAAACGTGGTGGCGTCTTTGCAGCCAACAATGGCGGTGCCGGATTCGACGAACTCAGATGTCGTCCATGTTGCCGGTTCGGACACCGGGGTCAGGTTCATGTAGTGCGGAACATCCAGCTGAGAGTACTTGAGGACTTTTTCGAGGTCACGGGGGTTGACGATAGCGTAGGCGGCGGGGACGTGTACCGCTTCGTCAACCCGAATGGCGCCAACGGTGATAGCGCGGATAATGTCTTGGGCAACGTCTGGAATGTCCGTTGCGTGGTCTACCAAGAATTTCCCAGCGTCACGGTCGGTCTCGAAAGCATAGGATTCGTTCATGGCTTGCCAGTAGGCAAGCAGCGCCTCGGCCTCGTTAAAATCGAAAATCTGCCTGTCCAGATCGTTACCGCCAGCCCAGGGCTGGGCATCCATTGACACCTCTTCCCATTGGGCTTTTTGCGTGGGAATCTCGGTTTTATTGCCGGACCATTTGGCCACACCAGGCTTGAGTAGTTTTCCGCTATCGGTGTCCTTCTTCCAGCGGAAACCAATAGCCTTTCGGCCGGTTAGGGCTTTGGTGGCGATTAGTGGGATAATTCGGCGCTGGTAGACAACACCGGACCACAATTCACCCAGCCAAGCCTTGGGCTGGGTGACGATCGAGTCAGAGCCTTTGATGTCGGCAAGGGCGGCTTGGATTTCATCTTCTGGGATTTCACCGGTGTGGATTCCCAGAATGGTTTCGGCGGCGTGGGCGGCGGTGATGACTTCCTGCTTGGTGGCGCCCTTACCGCCTGGGATACCGGCCGGAATTTTATTCCGGGGGGCGGCGGTGGCGCCACTGAGGTTTTCGGTGACTTTCGCAGCAATAGCAGCGATGTCTTCGGCGTTTAGGGTCATTGTGGTTTCTTTCTCTTCGTGGGTGCCGGATTCGGCGTATACCTTGGCTTTCTCGAACGCCGGGAAGGGGACTAAGGCAACGGCTTTGAGCAGGGCAGACTCGATAGTTCCACCGGTGCGGCGGACACCTACCGCCTCGATGCTAAAGGAATCAATAATATGCTCGGCGGCGTTCGTGAGTGCCTCGGTGGCGGCGGCGCTACTGCCCAGTTGAAAACGCATAATCAGGCCCTCGGGCGTATTTTCAGCACTGATAGCGTGGCCAATGGCCTTGGGCTGGTGGCCGGGGCGGGAATGCTCAGACAGTAGTTTTACCCGCTCGATGTTGGACGGAATATCAAGGCTACCGCGGGGAAATACATAACTTCCGGTGGCAGTTGCCCCGGTATCACCCCAAGGCAACACCAGACCTTCCATGATTCGGTCGGCCTCGTTGCATGACACGGTGGCGGGGGCGGCATCACCTGTCACAGTTTCTAGATCACTTGACATTTACGTCTTCTCCTTCTTCTCCTTGGCGTTTCCTAGCCCCAGCGTTTAGCACGCTGGTTAGCCATTTATCAACTTCGGGGATTGTGATTATCCGCTGCAAAACTGCCACGATCCCCAGAGTGGACGCCACTAGCGGCACGGTCTCTATGCCTGCTACCTTGGCGATTTCCGGTAGCACCGGTAACAACGCGATAGTAGCTACGGCAACGCTACGGACAACAGAACGCCACGGATAGCGGACTTGCGTGGGCGGGCGCTCAGGCATGGGTCATCTTTGCAGCTTGTTTCCGCAGCTCAAGCCGGAGACGGTATACCAAAATCATTTGATACACGGTCACGGAACCGAAGCCCAAAACGTAGCCGGTGGCTAGATCAAGAAGGCTCATGTATCACTTGGCTTTCTTGGTGTCGCGGCAACCATCAATATTTTGGACGGCACCGATAGCGGCGACTGTATCTACCAGGGTCCGGCCACCGGTTTGTGGCCACCCGGGGAAGCCACTACCGGGGCCGGTCAGCTGGTCTCGGATAACTCGTAAGAGTTCGTTGTTTTCGCGGAGTAGTTGCCGGTCGGCGTCGGTGAAATTTGTCATTTTCCCTGCTTGTGTCGTGTTTCCTGCTTGCATGCTGAAGTAAAACTCTTCAGCGAGGCTCATGTATTGGTCACGGTCCGCACCGGCCAGCTGGTGCGGACAACTGGTGCTATAGAAGTATGAGTGTGGAAAGACGTTATTGAACCACGCGGGTTTTCCCAGGTCGTAGGCGTGGCACAGAGCAGCAACCAGATGAGCGCCTGCGGTGATAGTTTCCTGACTGATTGGCCAGTCTTCGGCGGCGCCGCCAACATTGGCGTGCTCAATGCCAATTGAATAGCTGTTGGCGGCAGAGTCGCCAGCATGCCAAGCCGTGTCCCAATCGTTGACCAGCTGACCAATGGTGCCGTCCACTTCTACCTGATAGTGAGCGGACGCCTCCCGGTCTTGCCAAATCCGGTAGCAATCGGCGGTGCTCAAGTTCACGCCTGCGTTGTGGTGCACCACCAAGTATTTGATGGGACCAGGCCGGCCGGCCGTAAAGTGCTTGTTCATCAGACAGTACAGGTCGGGTTCTAGCGTTTGAAAATCCATAGTCTTTAGTCAATTAGCTGGGTTAGTTCGTTGGTAGCGGGGACACCGCGGGGCCTATAGGCGTCGTCAGGCGGGGCGATACTGTTAGGATCGAGGCGGGTCAAATGATCGAGGTCAAACTCCACACTCTGACCAGGGGAAACCATGTCATCCATGCCTAGGCGGGCGGCAATCGGCGCCATGTATGAGGCTAAACAGTAGTCGACTAGCTCAACGTTCCTAGCGTCCATGTTGGAGTAGCGGATACTAGAGTCGGCTAGGGAGGCGTCTAGCAGGATAGCCGGTATGCCACAGACGCGGGCAATGTCGATGGCGGCAGCGTTTCGGCCTTCCACCAACAGGTGGGACTCGTAACTGCCGTGGTCAATGGCTTGAATTGAACTGTTCGTGAAACCGACAGGGCCGTTTTTACGTTGCCGGCCACGGTTCCAAGCGTCGATAAGCTTGTCGATTTTGGCGGGGTCAGTGAGCGGCTCACCACTGATTTGGTGCAGTTCGGTGTGGGCGACAGGGTTCGCCGCGGCTTTCGCGGCGGCGTCAGCGACTTGTACGGCGTGCCTGATAGCGGCGGGGTAGCGTAGGATTCCTTGGTCAGAGCCGGGGATAAGGATAACGTCCTCAGGTGCTACTTCTTCGCCCTCGAAAAATACCTCACCATTGGGGGTGAAGCCCCAGCGTTCGTAGAGTACGTGATCGGCGGCGACAACGGCACCGGCCCCGTTCCGTTTTACTGCCCATAGTGACCACCCGTAGAACAGCAAATCGTCGACAGTCCATAGCATGCGGTGATAGGGGGAAATGGGGCCGCTGGTACCTGACACCCAAGCGGGTTGGTCAGGTAGGGGGCCGTCGTCATCGTGCACTACCAGCGGGCATCTGGCTATGCTGCTGACGATGATGCGGCGCGCGCGCGCTAACGCGGCAACGTTCATGGCCACATCACGGGTTATTGACTCTGGTAGCAGGTCAGGTGTGCCAACCGTGATGAGGTGATTTGGATCAGCCCAGGCACTCGCATAGGGCACCTCAAGACTACCCGCCGCCAAAGCGGGGAGGGAAAGCGCCTCTCTTACTTTCTCAAAGAACCCCATGCCCTAATCATGCGGCAAAGGGGTGACAAAACCCCTATTTGTGGTGGTTGCGGTAGATATTTCGGGCGGCGCTTTTGGCGGCATAGGGGTCATTATGGCCGGTTTTTAGGTGCCGTGCCAAAGCGTACCAGGCGGCGTTTCGGTCATCATGCAGTTCTCGCCATTCGCATTTATCGCATGTGATGAGGATAGTGTGGTCGGTGGCGTCGATTGCTGGGGATTTCCGTTTTTGGTTTCGCATAGGTTATCCAATGAATGGTTCGGGGGCGGTGGTTTCGGGGATTTGGTAGCCGGCTAGGGCGGCTAGGCCGGCTTCTAGGCGTGCGGTGCCAGCGGCGCTGTTGCGCCTGCTGAACATTCGCCCTTTTTCACCCACATTTCGCAGTTCGGCCACATCTAGTTCGTACTCGACGCCTGCACAGCGGCGGACACGGATAGGCATTGTCTCGGCTTCCTGATCCAACGCCTGCAAAAAGTCCTCGGTGGCGGCGATCATCTCATCGGTGGATAGCGGTTTCCAATGCTCAGGAAGGGCAATAGCTATCTGGTCGGCTAGACGCTTGGTAGGGCCGTATGCGTCACCGCATACCTCGGTGGCGATACCGCGGCGCACCAGTTCTTGGGTGGTGTCGATCACCCATTGCCGGCCGGGGCGGGCGTCGATAATCTCGATACCCACGCCTTTGCCGTCGTTGATAGTGCCCACCGCGGCTAGGGCGGTAGTGGCACCATCCCAGGAAACGCCAACGCCTAGGGTTACTGGCCCATCATCCAGCGGCACTGTGGTGGTGATACCTCGGTAGGCGTCTAGATCAATGGCCTTCTGACGGGCGTTCTTTGAGCGCACATTGCCGTACGCGCGCAGCCACTCGTTAAATTCCATATCCTCATTCTCCAAGGGTTCGAGGACTTTTTCGCGGGTGCACAGGCCAGCAGCTACGCCGGGGTGAGCGGCTAGAACATCTTCGATGGTGAAGGACGTGACTTCTTGGGGGTCGGCGCTGTTGCCGACACCGTAGTCGATTACCGCCACGCGGGGCGATGGTTCGGCAATCGCCTTGGCCAATCGGGCATGCCAGTAGTCGGATTCGGCGTCACCCGCAGCACTAATCTGCACAATCTGACTATTACTCCTGGTCAGCTGGGTAGCACGCACCGCCTGCATAAGGTCCTTTCCCTGTTTCTGGGTGAAGCTCCATTGCTCATCAGCGATGATCTTATCGCCCTGTCCACCATGAAGATACTGACTGGTTGGCGGCATAGGGCGAATCTGGGACCCCGTGGCCACCACCACCGTCCTGGTCGCCCCCGCCGCAAGCTTCGTATCGACGATCCCCAGCGGCTCTAGATACTTCTTGCTGGGCTCCACCAGCTCAGCTAGAAAACGCTCCCTAGCCGCCATGCCGGTCTGGGCAGTAAACCACAGCTTCTGATAGGGACGGGTCATGGCCACGTACATGAGCCAGTCCATGATGCACGTGGTTTTGCCGGTTTGCCTGGGGAAGCTCACCAAGATGGTGGTGAACACGGGTGTGCCGTCAGGCCACTTGGCCACCAGGCGTTCTAGAATTTCCACCTGGTAGAACGTGGGGCGCCGCCCCATGAGGGTGGCAACCTTCTTCACCGCCCGAAGGTCAACTATCGCTCCCTCGGGGATAGGGGTTAGATAGCGGGGCTCTACCCGGCCGGGTAACCAGGTGCGCATTAGTCGGTGTCGGCCTCTAGGGCGGCTAGGTCCTCGAATAGCTGCTTGGCCAAATCCTCACTTTCTAGCTTCCGGCTCTCGGGCGTCATGTGCGCCGCGGTCAGCGCCTCGGTCATGGCCGGAATCAATTTAGCCGGCCCATACGGTCGGTCCTGTTTTTCCAAAGTGTCGAGTGCCCAGGCGCCTGCTCGAAGTATTGTGGCGATCCCTTCATCTATAGGGTGAATCACTTGATTGTCGCGGGCGGCGTCTAGGGCGGCGTCCATGGCCATGGAGTGCCGGCCACGCAAAACGCAGTCGGGCTGTTTGATAGCTTCGGCCTCGAAAAGGGCCTCCTGGCCCTCACGGGGGCGCTTCGGATCAGGGCGCGGCATGGGGTTTGACCTCCTGGTTTAGTTGATGTACTGACCCCGGGGGTTGGGGGCCAAAGAGAGAAAAAGAGTGCTGGCGCGGGACTGCCTAGGGGTCGGCCGGTTCTAAAAACCATCGCCGGCTCGGCGCCGCGTCACCGTCCCGACTTATAAGCGGGTGCAATCGGAACCACTCTTCGAGCGGCATGTCTTGGCGCGATGAGTTGCACGACTGGTGAGCCGGACGCAAGTTGTCTAGGTCATCACTACCACCGGCCGCCCGTGGTACCAGATGGTCGGCAGTGGTAGCGCCATAGGCGCCGCACAAGTGACACCTGGTGCCGAACTCCGCCAGACATGCGGCGGTGCGTTCGGTAGCGTATCGTCCGGCCCATGCCGGCCTACCTTCAGCAGGCATAGCCGTAGTCGTTCTGCGTACCATATAGGCGCTCACGCACGTAGGCGTGGGCGGCGGCGAAAGTGGAGAAGGACACCAACCTTATGCAGATTCCCCTTCTCCATGAGACCTCCCACAGACCGTCCTTGACCTTCTTCACCTTATATCTCACTTTATCCATAGCGTTTTCCGATTCCACCAGCTAGTAGCTCACGTGGTCCGGTGGTTTCCATTTCCTCATATAGTCGTTCATGAATGTAGTCGTGAGCAGCACGGAAGGAACCGAAACGATCGTACCTGATAGGCCAGCCATTCCAGCGCGTGACCACCATCCAGTCCTCTGGCAGGTGGCGTTTGAACACCTTGAATCGCCTCTTACTCATACTATTATCCTATTCCTTAGGGATCGTTATTCCCATTTCTACGAACTTCTCACCGGTGAGACCAATACCGAACCTCGTGTAATCATGCTTCATCATCTCGGTATATAGTTTCTCTAGGAACACATCGCACGCTTTTTCGTCGTACTCGCATAATCCATTAAGGCTATTAATAAACACTTCGATTGTGTCACCCATAGCATCGTGGCTATCCGCATTGAAAATGCTATTAAACAAGGCGGACACGACAATTTGCGGCGTTGGCTCTACCTGATGCCGGCGCCCTATAGGCTTTTTCTTTTTCCTGTTTTTCTTTATCATTTCCTTTTCCTTCTGTCACTGACCATTGTTGCGTAGCGCCCCCGTCGGTGCCGGTTGCGGCGTTTTCTTCGCCATTTTGAGCTTCTAGCCATATGCTATCTCGCGTAGGCGTTTTCGGGCGGCATTGGCCTTGGCGCCACCAGCGATGGGGATATCGACACCGGCCATGACTACGCCAGCCATTCGGGGAGTGGCTGTGAGTGCGTAGACGGCACAATCCCGAATAAGGGGACAGTCGGCGCATAAAGCGTGTGCTCTAACAGCGCGAGGCTTTTTCGCCAGTGGGTGACCCCGCCAAGCTTCGGATTGGTTCAGATCCCACAGATGAGGCGCCGCAATACATTTCGCTTTTGACCAACAAACTTTTTTAGGCATTTCGCCCCCGGGGTAGTACAGGTGATACAGGTGGTACAGGTGAGTGGTTGGGGAGGGTGCATAGGTGGTAGGTGGTAGGTGGTAGGGGTTGGTGGTTCCGGTAGGCCAAGATGGATAGAAGGTAAGGGCTAGGTAGTAGGGGGTTAGGGCAGTAGCCTTAGGGAGAACCCCCAAGGGGTTCCCGGCTAGATGGCCTCCCCATTGGCGAAAATCCCATTTTTGACCGCTTCCATTGCCACCCCATGCCAAGTAGCCGTTCCGCCTCCTTGCGGA